TTACACGCCGTGAATCTGCGACCGCCGGCCCCGCGTGTTTCGTCGGGTGATCCCATGACCATTCTTTGCGTCCTTGAGACGGACGAGAAGCTCGGCGGATCGGGTCTGGACGGCCTCCATCGCCAGCAGGCTCGCCTCTACCTCTTCAGGCTTCAGATCGGGGATGCACGTCTCGTCGACGTACTCAAGGAGGGCCTGTGCGTAGGCCGCGAGACGGGGGATGTCGTCGCGTGGGGATGCGGCCTCCTTCATAGCCTGGAAGGCGTCCCGGGTGTTCTGGATGCGCTCCTTCGGCTTCACGGAGGTGAGACCCACCGAGGTCAGCTCCTGCTTGGGCACCCGCTCGCGGATGAGGTTGCCAACGTGGTATCGAAGGGCTGTCTGGAGACGGTCCAGGTCGTCCTGCGGCACGCGAGCCTTCTTGTATACGTCGGCGATCGCCTCTCGGTAGCCGGGTGACCGGCCGCTCCAGTCCACTCGCCCGTCTTCGAGGTTGAAGTTGGACCTGAGCTCGACGATGACCGGTGCCAGCTCGCGAAGATGTTCTGTGCGTGGGTTCTTAAGGTACTTCTTGAGGATGGCCACGGCCTCGGAGGTCAGCTCACTGACGGACTTGCGCGCCATGTTCCAGGCCTCTTTCAATCACGGTGACGTCCCCAAGCAACCTATAACATCGATGGCGTCGTCGGAGTAGGTAGATTAGTCCAGAAACGCAAAAAGCCCCCTCCGTCCAGGGACAGAGAGGGCCTTGCGGGGGTGCTATCAGCAGGTCGTGAGGAACATTCGGACGAGAACGTCTGCCCGGACATGTAAGTCGTTCATGTCGCCGTCGTTGGCGATGTAGTGGTCGACGGGCCAGGCGTCCAGCGCGGTCTCGGAGATGTGGGTGTCGTTGTGGTCATGTCCACTGCGGACGATCTTGAGGAGCTGACCTCCGACGGTCTTCTGGACATACTCCGCTTCGTTCGGGAACCGGACATCCGTGATCACGACGGGGCCTGGGATCGCGTTGGCCTTGAGGCGGACCGCGTCAACCCAGACATCGGGGTTGACCTGCTCGCGGATGCTCACACCGTGTGTCTGAAGTAGACGTCGGACCTCGCGGGCCTCCTTGGCCCGCTCCCAGCCGACCTCGGCGACGAGGGACACCAGTCGGTGGTAGCCGCGGCGGCCGAACGAGTCTGGCCCGAAGACGATGCCGGTCTCGTCGGCCTCGATGGGCACGACAGGGTTGACGCCCTCCATCACTGCCCTGAGCGCGTCGGCGAAGGCGATCCGGGTGAAGCCGTGGTGCTCGATCAACCGGTGAGCGAAAGTGTCCTTTCCGGACCGCTTCTTACCGGTGATGCCGACGACGAGAGATGCCATGTACTTCTCCATGTGGTGTCGGGACTTGCCACATGGGGAGGTCTGCGAGATTTTGACGCCCTGCTCAGGCGTGGCGGAGCTTGAGGTTCTCGATCTCGGCGAGCATCTCGCGGAGACGGCGCTCAAGTTCGTGAATCTCGCTCTTCATCGCGGCCTTCTCCTCGGTCCACGTCATACGCTCGACGGCATGCCGGGCGTCGGCCTCGGCGAGTTGGGCGCGGAGCCGGGCATTGTCTGCTTCCAGCTCGTCGCGGGCGCGGGCGACGACGGCCAGGGACTGATCGAGGGTGGCGAGGTTTGCGGCCTGCTTGCCCTCGGGGGTCTTGCTCTTTCGTCGCACTGTCCACCACTTGATGACGTCTACGGCGTACTTGAGTAGGCCGGCGGAGATCAGCGCGATGAGGATGGGAATCCACTCAGCGGGAGTCATCGGTCACCTCCGGGGCGGCGTGCTTGCCTGGCGGGGAGGCCGCGGGCGTCACCTGGGCTCGGACCTTCTCGACGGCGGGCACGGCCAGGAGCAGAGCGAGCGGACCGATCAGGGCGGCGACCGTCGAGCCTGCAATGAGGCCGGCCGTGACGGCGAGGGCCGCAATGGCGAGGAGGGTCGTGTGAACGCGACGGCGCAGCGGCTCGCGCGTGGGGGCGTAGAAGAGGCGGAACTTGGCGACGAGGTCCAACATGTGGCGCATCGCTTTCCCTTCTGGGATGCCGAGAGGCCACCTTCTGCATAGGAAAGGGGCCTCTTCTCAGCTGGATTAGAGTCTCGGGTCGTCTGGCGACGGAAGGGCCGCCTCGGTGATCAGTCCGGCGGCGCGCTCCGCCTGCTCTCGGGCCGCCTGCTCCTTCTGCTGGGCATCCGCTTGGAGCGCGGCCACTTGCTCGGCCATGGGGGCCGCGACGCGCTGGGCCTCGAAGGTCGCAAGCGTTGTGGTGACCCAATGCTTCAGCACTGCCCGAACAGCCGCCTCATCATCGAGGTCGGCGGTGGCGGTGGGGTAGAGCCCACGCATGGCGGCGATGATCCGAGGGACGAGTTCGGCGGGGACGAGGAGCCCCGCCACTGGAACCGGCGGTGCGTCAAAGGGTGTCACAGGTCCGGCCACGCCGTAGCTCCGTTCTCAGTCCAAAGTGTTCGATGGAGGTCGTCCTGCTGCACGGCGGTCAGCTCGCCGGCCAGCAGGGCATCCCAGGTGGTCTCGTCGATGTGGGCTTGCCGGATTGGCCACCCCTGCCCTCTCAACCCGCGGGGGAGATCACCATCACCGAACTCCCGGGTCTGGAGGGTGACTCTCCGGGTCTCGGGGTCGAGGCTCATCCAGACGTGGATCATGCGGTGCTCCTCGGGGGTTACTGGGTGTACCAGATGCGGAGCCGGATGTCGGTGAACCGGCCGTAGTAGGTGAAGTTGGTGCCGTAGCCGGGTCCGACGGTGATGCAGGTGGCGCGGCCGTTGTAGTTGTCGTTGTTCGTGCCGCGGAACAGTGGGAACCAATCGCCGGGGACGGTGACGGTCTTGCCGCCGGGCTTCGGATAACCACCGACGTGCCAGTCACCCCTGAACCGGAAGAAGTCGCCGCCGAGGCCACGCTGATCGGAGATGTTCATGATCACCGTGCCGCCGGAGTTGTAGTACCAGTGGGACGAGTAGAGGTAGACGTCCACGCGGTCGACGGTCCCGGTGATGACGGGCAGGTTGAACCACCACATCCCGCGGCCGTCGCCGTTGTAGCCCGACGGGTCATGGCCCTGGACGACCTCGTTGCCGCCGAGGTCGGTGCGGAGTGAGCCGTTGCCACGCCAGGACGCTTTGCCGACCGCGCCGAGGTCCACGTAGTACTGCTGGACCGGCGGGGGCGGCGGGGGCGGTGGAGGCCCCTGGTAGAACGATCCGCCTCCCTGCGTGAATTGACCTGTTGACGGGATCGACGGTCCGAGGTCGCGGATCTGGAGAGTGATCTGCTGGCTGCCGAGGACCCAGGCGTCCCCCGTGCCGACTCCCCGCTCCAGTGCGAGGAGGAAGCGGTATCGGGCGTTGCGTCCAGGCTGGAAGACGTACTGGCCGGAGAAGGTCTGGTAGCGACCTCCTGCCTCCGTGGTCGTGTACCAGCTCACCAGGCGTTCATCGGAGGCCAGTGGTGCGGTAGGGGTGTCAGTGGTCCCGTCGGTGCCGCTGCGCCGGGTGACGAAGACGCGGATCTCGTCCTTCTCGACCATGGCTCTCCACGGCAGACGTACCGAGATCTCGTAAAGGTGATTCTTCCGCATGATCGCGGATACCTCGCAGACGCCGATGGCGTCGCGGATCGGGCCGTAGTCGTTGGCGAACGCGTTGGCGAACCAGCCGACGACGGCCCCGCCCTTCTCATCGAGCATGGCGGAGAGAGGCGTGCCCTGGATTACCGGGTCCCCGCTGACGTTGAGTCCGGAGAAGTTGCCCTGGCCGGTGTCATCGACCGAGGCGACGAGTTCGCCATTGGCGTTGACCACAGCGAAGTAGTCGTTCGTCGAGGTGCCGAGCCGGACTACCTCGTCCGTGCCGCCCTCAACCTCGTCCTGGCGGTAGACGCGGAAGCCGTCGGACGCCATCTCGGCGTGTGTGCCGAACTGGGGACCAGCAATGATTTTCTGGCCCGCTGCGATTTCTCCAGCTACGAGCTTGCCGACGTTGAGGCCGGAGAGGGCCTGGTCACCGAAGCTAGCGGCCACCCACGCCGACGTCGCGGCGTCCCACTTCATCGGCCGGAAGTCGTGGTCCGCCTGGAACCAGAGGTCACCGTCCACAAGCTTGTCTTCGACCACGGTCGGAGCGGCATTGTCCTTGCGCCAGAAGACCTTGTTCTTCCCGTTGGCGGCAATGACCTCTGTGTACGTAGGGGCCTGCTCTGGTGTTTCGGTCGCGGAGATCGATGACTCGGAACGGGTGTCGGCCGTCGAGACTGCGACGAAGACGACGGTCCACGGGGACGGCGGAAGGATGAGGTTTGCCGTCCCTGGGCCGATGAGGTCAACCCTGTGGGTGGCCTCGTTAGGCGTGTAAACGGAGTAGGTCGATGCGTGGACCTCCAGCCGGTGGAAATCGCCCGGCTTCTCGGCCCCGCCGAAGAAGCTTCCGTCCCACGTGATGGCCAGCCCGCCGACCGTTGGCTCCAGAATCGGCGCCGAGGGCATCGGGGGAGGCGGCCCGTTCACCGTGATGAAGCCGGTGGTCCCGTCCGGAAGTTGGCCGACGGTCCCCCGGAGGTTGCCCTCCTCGTCATACACCGCGATGGCGCCACCCTCGATGGATCGGTGGGACGCCTGGGATCCGCGGGAAAGCGAGGAGACCTGGCGCTGGAGGTCGGCGAGCTGCCTGGCGAGCTGCTTGGCGGGGTCCTGGACAGGCACAGTCAGCCTCCGTAACGGAAGTGGTCGGATCGGGTCACTTCGAGCGACGCGGTGTTCTCGCCCGTGAGCGCCCACGACGTGATGCGGACCCACATCTCCAAGTCGCCGAGCCAGGGAAGTTCGGCCCGCACTAGGACGTCGTCGCCCACCTGCCAGGAGCCGAGAGGGGCGTTGGGATGGTCGATGACGTCGAGCTTGGTGATGCGGAGCGCGGCCTTACGGTGGGCCAGTTCGTCGGCGATGAGCGCGTCCATGCGTGCGGCGTCCGTGGTGGCCTTGTCGGAGTAGACCGACACGCGACGGAGACGGCCGTCGCGGAGGCCGGTTTCCCGGCGGACCATCGAGCGGCCTTCTCCAGCACCGAGGCCGAGGATGGTGTTCGCGTATTCGTCCCCATTGGACTCGACGGAGACGACCTTGGCGACGTTGTCGCCCTGGACGAAGGCGAGGTCCTCGCGGCGTCGGCCGATGCGTGGGTAGCCCAGCTCGACCTCGTGGACCACGGACTCCTTGTCCGGAGCCCAGTAGTGCTTCTCGATGTAGTCAAAGGGAGTTTGCTTGGCGAGGTTGTCGAGTTCCTCGCCGCAATTCGGGTGTTCCCACCAGAGCAGCGCGTAGGGCTCGGCGTCCTTGCCCAGCCGGACCGATGTCGAGGTGGAGCCGGTCACGATCACCCGAAGGTCGGAGTCCGGAAAGCTCTGCACGTGCCGCCAGAGCTCGCGGACGACCTCGGCCGGGTCGACGCCGATCTTCGAGTACTCGCCTTCGTAGGTGATTGCGCGCGGGTAGGTCGTGAACCCAGCGCACTCCAGCCGCCAAGACTCGCCCTCGAATGAGCTGGAGATGACGATTCCGCCCCAACGGATCTCGCCGCCGGACTCGGCGTAGATCAGCGTTCCCCACTCCTCCAGGAGGAGTCGGCCGTCGTCGGTTCGGAGGCCGCCGACATCGGGGGCGATCGTGCCGGTCAGGGCGCCCGGCCCGGAGAGCGTCCATTCCAGAGAGGACAATGTGATGGGGATGTCCCAGTCGAGCCACTCACCGGTCGTCGCGCGTTGGGCGATGAAGGTCCATGCGCTCATCGATCAGACCACCAGTTCGCGGAAGCGGACGTCGAAGGCGATCTGTTCTCCTTCGCCGAACCAGATATCTCCGGTGTTCTGCGGGAAAGTGCGGCGGGAGTTGACCTTGAGCGTTTGTGTGGTGCCCTGGTAGGCCCGGACGTCGAACTCGGCGTACGCGAAGTGGTTGATCTTCTCGACGAAACCGACCGGAGTGCCGGGGTTTCCGTTGTGGTCGAGGTAGGAGATCGCGCCGAAGAGGTTGCCGAGCTGGATGCGGGTGTTCACGTCACCGGGACCGGTGGCGCCGATGCCGCTGAGGTGAATGGAGATCTGCGCGTGGGTCGCCCACGTCGGGATCGTGACGGACATCGTGTTGAGGGGCCACGTGCGCCAGTCCGAGTCCGTGACACGGATGTACTCGGCGCCACCTCCGGCGGCGTTGATGCCTGCCTGGACGTCGTAGTCGTTCCAGCTCCGCGGCCGGGCCAGCTTGCGGAGGTCCTTGATCATCGAGGACGTAATGGTCGCGGTGTTGGCCGGAATGTCTATGCGGGCGAGTGGGATTCCGCTCTGGCCGGCCGGCATCGTGGTCGTCGTTGGCGAGACGTTCGGGATGACACGCGTGAAGATGTAAGGGCCGGTGGTCGGGTCTGCCGGGTCGTTCCAGGGCTCGCCCGGCATGTTCGGGTCCTCGACACGAGCGACGACGAGGTCCGAACGGCCGGAGCCGGAGCCGGTCGCCGAGATGGCGACGACGTCTTCCGACGGGTTACGACCCACGTAAGTCTGCTGGGCTCCTCCAGCCGCTTTGTTCAGCATGAAGCAGGCGCCGGAGAGCGCACGTACGGACGAGCCGGGTACGTCGAGCGGGACGACCTTGAGATCCCCCGGGGTGACGACGCCCTCGGCGCCGGACGTCGCGGCGTAGGCGAGGAGGCGTGCAACCTCGGGCGAGTGGTGGGCGCCTCCACCGATGAACCAGGGGACGGAATCCCACATGAAGGTGATCTCCTTGCAAGACGGGTCGGCCCCTTGGACCTGGCGCCAGACGAGGGGAGCGCCAGGCCCAGGGGCCGAGTTCGGGGGCCTACCGGATAGATCTGCGCGGCCAATGCCTCGAAGGCGTTGGAGGGTCAAGGACTTCTTGACACCGAAGGCGCGACTTTGGGATCTCCGTGGGCAGGTCAGAGGGAGGCGTAGGTGGGACGCCAGGAGAGCCGCACACGCGCGGTCCCCGTTGGGTCGTTCCCCTTGAGTCCGACCTCATAGGACCCGGCGGCGAGGGCTGCCTTCGAGAGGCGGGTTCCGCGGACGGCGCCAGCCACGTTGGCCGTCCCGTTCCGCAGTGCCGAACGAGCCCAGGGCCGGGTATCGATGGTGATCGACTCGTCGTAGAGCAGGGTGAGCCGGACATCGAAGGTGAACCCTGAGCCGCCAGTACCGACGACAGTGAGGACGGGGTTAGCGACTGGTCCGTGGATCTCGACGACGGGCCAGACCGGCATCTCCGATGCAACGCGGATGGCCTGGGAGCGATCGGAGTTCATCGTCGTCGACAGCGGCGAGGCGAGCGGGGCCAGAAGGCCGCCACCTAGCGGCGGGACGATGCCAAACTGGATGGTCTCCGTGTCGGGTGCGTAGAAGAGGTCGTCGATGGCGGCGAAATCCGCTGTCACCGTGACGAAGCCGTTTACACGCACATCGGAGAAGTTCGGCGAGAACCGGCGTGGCCGTCCGAACGCGACTCGGTCGCGGCCGGCGTACCGGGCGTGTAGCTCGGCGACGCCACCAGGAGTGAGTCGGACCGGGTCGGCGCGCCAGGCCGTCGTGAGGAGGGCGGACTCCCGGCGGGCATCTTCCTCCGTCCGGCCGCGGACTCCGAGGTCAAAGGAGATCGTGCGGCCAGAACGGAAGTCCACGCCGAACGTCCGTCCGTCCGTGCGGGGCCGATCGACGTCGGCGACGCGGATGTCCACGTCGCCGACATCGGGGGTCGTCCGGTTGAACGTAGGCAGGTCCGGAGTCCCGAAGGTGTACTCCATGCCTGGATAGGTCAGCTTCCACTGGCCATCAATCACCGGAGCGCACCTCCTCGCTTGATCCTCCGGAGCTGGAACATCGCTTCCTCCATCTGGTCACGGACGCTGGCGCCCTCGCCGACCTGGAGGATGAGGTCCCCGCCGACAAGCGGGGCGTTCCCACCGCCAGCGGCGATTGACTTGAAGACGCCCCACTCGTCGTGGGTAAAGACGGCCTCGGGCTTGCCGGTCTTGTTCAGGACTGGAGTGAGTCCCGGCTCCAGTACGCCGCCCTGGTCGTACAGCGAGACGTGGACGTGGTCGCGGTGCTGGAGCGTGTCGTTCCGTCCGCCGCCGGGGTGGCCGTATGGCTCCCAGCCGCGGCCGGAGTTGATGTGGTCTCGCCAGATCACGTACTTCGTGCCGAATTTGGCGGGGTTGGCGGTGAACCAGTTGGCGATGTTGTTGCCCAGGTTGATCGAAGCCGCCGATTGGTAGTTCGGGATCATGACGTCGATGGCCTTGCCGAGGGCGTGGTCCGACGGCGTGTTAGTCCCGGCGATGTTCCGATTGGCGTAGCCGCCGATGTTCTGGATTCCCCAGGTCCGCATGACGAATTCCCTGGCCGCCTTGGCCATCGGGCCGAGACCATTGACTCCGGGGGGACTGGGCTTCTTGGCGCTGTAGGTGCCGGAGTCGGAGTCGAACCAGGACTTGACCTTCTCCCAGATCTTCGAGCCGACCTGCTTGACGGTTCCGATCAATGCGTCCGACCACTGGCCTGCGCCCCAGCCCTTGCCGCCGTTGATGGCGTTGATGGCGTCGGTGACGATCCCAGCGCCCGGGATGTATTCGAGCGCGGTGCTCAGCCAGCCGGGGAGGGAGATGATCCCGCCGTCCTTGTGGCTCTGCTCGTACTGACTCCGCGCGGCCAGAGCATCGGCGACGCCCTGGAGACCTCCTGTCCGGGCCGCGGCGTTGAGGGCGTTTACACCGTGCACACCCATCACGCGGGTGAATTCCGGCCGCATGATGGCCTCTCCACCGGAGAGGTTGAGGATACCGCCGGTAGGTGAGACGAACCGGTGGACATCACGGCCGGGCGTGTACCCGGGCAGGACACCGCCGGTCGCGTACGCACGGTTGCCGCCAGCTCGGCCGAGGTTGGTCGGGACCACGGCGCCGGTCGCGGCGTCGAGCCTGAAGGCTTCGAGGTCGTCTCCGCCCCAGAGGTTATTGATCCAGTTCCAGAGCTTGCGGAGCCCGTTGTTCCAGACGAAATCGACGACCCACTGGATAGGAGACATGAGCTTCTGCCTCATGCCGTCCCAGACCTTGCCGATCCACTCGACGGCAGTGTTGAAGCTGTCCTTGATCACATCAAGAGCGCGACCGAATGCACTGAAGACGGGCGAAAGGACGTTGTCCCACACCGACTTCATGCCGTTGAAGAGTCCGCTCCACCCTGTGCCTATGGCGTCGAAGATCGGCTTGAGGATGGTGTTCCAGAGCCACCCGGCCGCGACGGAGATCGCATCCCAGGTGGGCTTGAGGACGTTCTCGTAACTCCAATCGATCCCAGTGAGCAGTCCGCTCCAGCCGGCAGCGATGCCTGCGAAGACCGGTGCGAGCACGTTGTCCCAGAGCCAGCGGGCAGCGATCTGGAGCGCATTCCAGGTTGGCTGGAGGATGTTCTGCCAGGCCCACTGGATGCCGGTTATGACGCCGTTCCAGCCCGCCTTGATCCCGTCGAAGGTCGGCGAAAGGACGTTCTGCCACAGCCAGACCGCCACGTCGGCGACCAGTTCGAAGGTCGGCTTGAGGACGTGCTCCCAGTAGAGCTTGATGCCTTCGGTCAGCACCTTCCAGGCCAGCATGATCGGGCCGAAGACGACGACCATGAGGAAGATGCCGAGAGCCTGGGCCACAGTGCCTAGCACGTCGAAGACCGGCTTGAGGATGTTCTGCCAGGCCCACTGGATGCCCGTGACGACGGCGTCCCAGCCGGTCTTGATCGCGTTCCAGACCGGTGAAAGCACGTCGTTCCAAAGCCAGGAGGCGGCGGCACCGACAGCGTGGAGCGCACCGTCCACAATGTTCCGGAAGGTCTCGGAGTTCTGGTATGCCGCAACAAGAGCGCCGACCAGGAGTCCGATGATCGAGACGATCTTGACGATTGGGTTGGCGTTCATTGCGGCGTTGAACAGCCACTGGACGGCGGTCCATGCCTTTTGGACGGACTGGGCGATCTTCATCTGACCGATCCAGGCCGTGAGCCACTTGACCACGCCACCGGCTGTGGAAACGGCCTGGGCCGCTTGGTGGGCGATCATCGCAGCACGCAGGGTTCCGTAGGCCACAGCGAGACCGATGACGAGTTCCTTGTTCTCAGCGAGGAATCCCGTGATCTGAACGAGGATTGGCAACAGGAACTTGAAGATCTCCCAGGCAACCTGCACGGAGTCGCCGACCGCCCCCAGAGCCGGGCCGAGATGCCCGGCGATCTGCCAGAGATTGGCGAAAAGTTCCTTCGCCTGGTCGATCACGGGGAGGATCTGCTCGGCCTTGCTTCGGAAGTAGTCGACCTTGTCGCCTGTGTTGCCAAAGATGTTGTCGAGGACCTCCCCGATTCCCTGCGCGTCGCGCTCTGCGATCGCGGCGAAGAGGTTGGGGACCTGCTGGACGAGGACGGTCGACTTCTGAGCTACAGAGTTGAGCGCGGAGTCGATGATCGGCGTGGCCTCGGACATCATGCGCTTGATGCCGGGGATGAACGGCTGCATCGCCTCGGCGAGGTTGAGCTGCACGGCGTCCTTGAAGGTCGAAGCCATTCCCTTCAGGGACTGGCTCTGCGCCGCCATGAGGCCGTTGAAACGCTCCAGACCCTTACCGGTCTCCAGGGCCGTCATGAGTTGCTCAAGCTCCTGACGGCCCAGCTTGCCGGAGTTCGCCATCTCGGCGAGCTGCTCCGTGGTCTTGCCAGTCGCGCCAGCAAGAAGGTCGAACACGGGGATGCCGGCGTCACGGAGCTGCCAGAGATCCTCGGCCGTGATGCGCCCGGCGGCGTTCATCTGCTGAATCGCGACGGTGGCGCGCTTGAAGCCCTCGGCGCCAGTTCCCATACCGGAGGTGACGTTGCCGAGAGTGGTCATGATCGGGATGACCTTCTCGGCGTCGATCCCGATGGAGATCAGGGAGGACGCGGCCGTCTGGAGCTCGGGGAACTCGAACGGCGTGGTGGCAGCGAAAGCCTGGAGCTTGCGCAGGAAGGCGTCGGCCTTCACGGCGCTGCCGAGGAGGGTGGTGAAGGCGATGTTCGCCTGCTCCATGTCCGACGCGACTTTGAGGCCCCAGGCCGCGGCCAGGCCTCCGCCGATCGCGGCGCCCGCAGTGGCGAGAGCGAGTCCCTTTGCGACGGTGACCGCGAGTCCCGCGACGGCCTTCGAGATGCTGCTACGTGCGTCGCTCTCGAAGCCGGTGGTGTCTGGCCGGATGCGGACGTATGCGTTTCCGAGGATGGAGTTGGACAGGGTAATCGCCTCCTCTCGCGGGAGATGGGGATGGGGAGGCGGTGTCAGCCGCCGAAGATGCGGGCGAGGCGGTCGATCTCGCGGCGGCGCTCGCGGCGGTCGACGGATGACTTTGTGGCGGCGGGACGCGACTTCGCGTAGACCTCGTCGAGGGTCTTCCGGCGGCCGTCGTCCTCGCGGACGATGCCTTCCAGGAATGCGAGGAAGTGACGCGCGCCCAAGTCCAGAACCGACGCTGGGCCGCCAACTCGGGCGATGAGGCCGAGTATCACTGCTCGGGACTCGACCTCATTCCACGAGTCGGCGGCCCAGCCGACGAGGGTCTGGACTACTCCGTAGGGCGGCCCAGCGTCTTCTCCATGATCTCCTGGAGGACTCCAAAAAGGACGCTGTCGTCGTCGGCTGCCGGGGAGCGGTAGACGGCCTTCTTGAAGCGCGTGTACCCGTCGCCCAAGGTCACCTCGAAGAACTCGGCCAGGACGGCCATTGCCTCCGGATCACCCGATCCGGTGCGCGCAAGCTCGGAGATGAGCAGCGTGTTCGGCTTGCGTTCGATCGTGTATTCCAAACCCTCGAAGGTGACCGTTCCGAAGCCGGTCTCCTTCTTCTCGGCGATGTCGGAGTCGATGGCCTGGACGGCCTTCTTCTTGGTGGCAGCCATTTTCAGTGTCCTCGTCTGTCTACTGCGGGAGTTCGGTCAGGAGGGGAAGGTCAGGGGGTGACCGGGGTTACGCCGGAGCCGCCGTCGCGGTCGTCGGCGTAGAAGGCCTTGAACGGAGCGCCGCCGAGCGCGGGCTTCTCCAGCCGGAACTCGGCCGGGATGGTCACCTTGTCGGCGCCCTTCCGGCGGGCCATCGAGACGGAGCCACCCTGGAAGACCTGGGGGAAGACCCAGCGCTCCTCGCGGTCCTCCGAGTCGAAGACCAGGACCCGGCGGACCTCGGTGCCCGGCTCCGGCGGCTCGTAGGAGACGTTGCCTCCGGCCGTCCGGGTCACGGTGCCGCCGTTGAAGGCGAGGGTCAGGTTCCGGACGGTGTTCTCCGCCATCGCGAAGGTGACCGTGCCGTTGCGGCCGGTGGTCCGGTAGAAGACCGGGTCGAGCGACTCGGCGACTTCAACCGGGTCCGAGGACAGCTCGTAGGAAAACTCGGAGCCCTCCTCCGTGTAGCCGATCGGCTTGAAGGCGGCGTCCAGCGTGGTGCCAAGGTCGGTCGGGAGCGCGGTGCCGAGCGGGGCGTAGTACAGGCGGCCGGGACCCAGAGACAGGGCACCAGCGTTGCCGGGGCTGGTCAAGAGGAGTACCTCCGATGGAGAGATCTCGGTGGCGAGTGCCTGCCGAGGTGAGGATGTGCGGATCAGCCGTTCGGCCGGAGAGCGGGACGAAGGTGAGGCCGGGCGGGGTGGTTCTGAGTGCCGACCTCCCACCACCACAGGTAGAAGCCGGGATGATGCTTCGAGTAGCCGACATCGACGTGTGCGCTGTCCTCGTCCTTGCCTGGCACGGCGATGATGGCGTCAATGGGGTCGTCGGTTCCCTTGACGAAACGACCCTGAGCGTCTCGGCGGACCTTTCCGGCGGGTTCGCTTCCCGGTGGAGGGACCACGGACTTCGCGTTCGCGCGGGCACGGTCTCTGACCTGTCGGCCGACGGTGCCCATGAAGCGGACGGCCTCGTCGCTGCGCATGATCTCTGCGAGGGCGCGGGCGTCGATGTGGACTCGGCTCACTCCTTGGCTGCCCCCTTGGCGGCCGACTGAGCCTTCGGGTGCTCGGTGGCGACCTTGTCCTTACAATCGAGGTTCTCGACGGCGGACGCCGGGACCTCGCTCCCCTTGCGGTACGCAAGGACGCCAGGCGCGGCGTAGATGTCCTGGGTGGCGATGTGGCGGGTGTCGCTCATGACGAAGCTCCAGAGAGTCGGATGCCGACGGTGATGAGGAACCGAGGGAGTTCGGTCTCGGGGTCGGGCGAGGAGATCGGGTCGGTATCGACCCACCTGCCGTGGACGAGCGCGTCGAGGACGACGGCTCGTTTCGCGGTGGGCCAGTTGTTCTTGATCGCCCACGCCAGCGCGCCAGCCTGGAACTCGTCGTCGGCCCAGACTTCGATCTGGTAGATGGGCGTGGCCTCCCAGCTCACGGGGGCCTCGCGGTCGCTGACCTTCGTGACTCGGATAGCGGGGAGGGTGGAGTCGAGCTGGGTTGAAACGCGGCCACCGATCTCGTCGAGGCCGGGGAGCGTTGTGAGGAGAGCGATGATGGCCGGGTCGGGATAGGGAACGGTCATGCGGTCACCGGTCCGACGTACTTGAGAATGGCGGTGACAACGCCGATCTTGGTTTTCGGGACGACAGCGGCGAAAGGCTTGCCCTCGACCGTATAAACGTGTCCCTTGCTCACCACATCGTCGGCGGGCCGGAGATCGGTGCCGAGAGGCATGGTCGCGCGGAACTCGTTCACCACAAAGGCTTCGCCTTCGACGCTTCCGGTCTGCTGGAGAATGCCGTCTACCGTGGTCTCGGAGAGGACCACCCGCGTCGGCTTGCCGAGAGGGTCCTTGGGGCCTGGGCCGTAGCGTCGGACCTTGAACAAGTTCTGCTCGAAGAGAGCCTTGAAGCTCACTGGCCACCGCCAGGCCGGATGGTGAATGCGCGAGATCGGCCGATCGGTGCCGGGGAAACGCTGTCGAGGTTCGCGCGCTCGTCGTCGGTGAGCGAGAAGACCGCGGCGATATCAGCGTCCGCTCCCCCGAAGGTCAGACCGGCGCCTCCCGCGTTGAGTTGGCGAGCGCCCTTGGGGTTGGAACCGATGCGGACCAGGACTCCGAAGAGGACCCCGGCCACCACTTGGGCGGCTCGGCCCTTGGCGGCCTCGGGGTCGCCGTTGTAGCCGGCACTCACGACACGGAGGCCGGAAGCGTAGAGAGCGTTGAAACGCGCTTCGGAGATGTCCTCGTCGAGGACGAGGGCCAGCTCCTCGCGGGAGATGAGCTGGGCCATGCCCGCTCCCTCCATTCTAGTCAGGTCGCCGCTTCATTTAAGCCATGCGAAGAATCACCCAATGGGGTGGCAAAGTCGCCGAGATGGAGTACTGCAAACCGCTTGAAGAGAGGATTGACTTGCCCTCGCAATGAATGCGTGACGATGTGGGTAAGGAGGCGTCATGGCCACCGCGCAATCACCGGATGCCATGAATGTAGGCCAAGGCTCGATCGATCGACTTGCTGAACGTGTTGCTCGGGATCACAGAGAGACGCAGCAGGTAGCCGTTCGATGGTCGAGGCTGGGCGTCATTCTCCCGGTTGTGTCGGCCATCGCGGCTGCTATCGCCGGCGGTGTAACTAGCATTAGTGACCTAGACGGTGGCTGGAGAGCGTTCGTGATCATCGTATCGTTTGTAGGCACCGCTCTATCGGCCGGAATCGCGGCGCTCCGCGCGCCAGAACGGGCGGAAGGTGCCCGCCGCCGCGTAGCAGAGTTGGAGTCTGTTCAGCGGTGGATTCCGGCGATCACTGAGGGAATTGAACATTCTGGTGGACCGTCAGAATTGGAACTTATGCGACGATACCATCTGCTGCTGGCTCGAATTGACGAGATCAACGGAGTGGTTAATCCCTGGAAAGGAAATCCGCCCTGGGTTCCTTCTTCGTAAATCAGGTGCCCGGGTGGTCTCATCTGGTGCTCGGGCAAGGTGTCGTGACGAGTTAGCCCCGCGGCACGGAGGAAGGGCCGGCCTTGTCTACCAGAGGCCGGCCCTTCCTGCGGATCACTCCGTCTTGCTCTCGGTGGCCCTTGCGGCAGGCTTACGCCTGGTCGTCGCCTTGGGGGCTGAGGTCTTCGGGGTCGGCTTCTCGTCCTCGACCGCCGGACCCTCGGTGGCTGGCTCCGCGACCTCCTTCGGCGCCGCGGCTTCCGGGGCGTCGAGCAGTGCGGCCCGGTTGGTCACCTCGGCCCAATCAGGGACTGTGTCGCCCGGCTTGAGGACAGCGCTCTTGGCGCCATCATGGGAGCGGACGTGTACGTAGGTGCGCACCTCCACGGGTGGCGCCCCCTTTCGTCACAGAGAGATCTCTGTGGCTAGGTCAGACGGAAGCGATGAAGAGCCGTTTCGGCTGGCTCAGGATGGGCATGGCCGTTGCGTCCACGTAGGTGAACTGCCTGTAGGGCGGACCTACCTTCTCCACGATGCCGACCAGGCCAGCTGCGCCCTGGAAGGTCATCTCCGCCTTGTTGCTGTTCACCAGCTCCAGGGCGGTCACGGAGACGCCCAGCGCGGTGAAACCCAGGTCGCCGAGGCTGGCCGGGGTGAACAGGACCTTCGCGTCCGCCATGACCTTCGTGGCGACGCCGTCCACGTCCAGAGACGTGTCCGGAAGCTCGACCAGCGGCGGCAGGTCCTCCGAGGCCAGCAGGTCGCGCAGCTCCTGCGCGGTGATGCGGGTCGCCGTCGAGTTCGCAGCCGGCCCACGGGCCAACCGGACGAGCTGCTCGTTGCGCTGCATGAGCCGGATGGTCTTCATCTTGGCTCGGATCGCGCCCGGAGCGCCTACGCCGGAGTCGATGTACGCCTGCTGCCAGGCGAGCAGGTCGTCCAGGATCGGGGCCGTCGGGTCGGTCCAGCTCTTCGCCGCGGTGACGATGTTCTCCGCAGGGACGCCGAAGTCGGCCTCACCCTTGTAGCCGTTCTCGTTGATCGTCAGCTTGCCGTCGGCGAGCACGTCACCCCAGGCCAGTTCAAGCCGGTTGTAGACCGACGCGGTCAGGTTCTCCGCGTCGTTGTAGATCGCGTTCGCGAGAGCGGCCTTGTTCGTGCCGGAGGTCCGGGCGAACTGGATCTGGAGCCGCTCGTACTCGCCGAGGTTCATGCTGTTGCCCAGCGGCAGGAGCGAGACCTCGGAGGTGCTGCCGCCATCGCGGGCCATCGTCGGGAGGTTGCCGTCGAAGGCGCGGAACTTCGCGGTGCGGTTGGTGTGGACCAGCTCGGAGAAGTCCACCTTGTGGTCGTCTACCGTGCGCTGGCCGATGTTGTTGAAGAACGCCAGGTTGGCCGGCGTCGGCACCTCGCGCACGAATGCGGTGAGGGCGTCCGGAGTGACCTCGGCGTCGAAGAAGATCGCCATGAGTTGGGGTTAGCTCCTGTTCTCGCCGGGATCAGGCGTAGAAGTAGATGAGGGGCAGCGCGGCCTTCACGGTCGCGGCCGGAGCACCGCCGGGCAGCTTCGAGCCGAAGACGAAACCGTGGACGAGCTGTGCGGTGCCGAACGTCTTTTCACCGTGGCTCGTGTCGATGCTCTGGAAGAGCAGGCCGGTCGGCGTCTGGCGGCCGTCGTTCGCGGTCGAGTCGTACGGCCCGTACAGGCCGGTCGCGGTGACGCGGCCGAGGACAGTGCCGCTCTTGATGTAGCCGTTCACCTTCGCGCCGGCCGGGAAGAGCGCGGTGTCGACGGTGACGCCGGGCATCGCGTTCGTCTCGGTACCGTGCGGGCCTGCGAGCCAGCTCCGGTCCTCACTCTGGACGGCCGGGGCCTTGCGGACAGAGATGTTGGTCATGCGGGGGTGTCCCTCCTACGGGGATCGGTCAGGACTTCTTGAAGCGGCGCCGTGCCTCGTCGAGGCCCGCCTCCCGAGCGCTGGGCTTCTGCGTGGTGCCAGTGCCGCCCTGGGATGGGTCAGGCTTCGGGGCTGTGGACTTCGGCGCGGTGCCCCGGAACTCCAGGGCTGCCTTGGCGGACTCGCGCATGGCGTCCTCATCGCCGCCGTGCAGGAGCGCGGCGGGAACGCCGGTTTCGGCCGCGACCTTGTAGCGCGCCAGTTCACGCTCGGCCTTGCTGGCCTTGTCCTCGGCGGCCTGGAGCTTCTGGTCCGGGGTCATGCCCTGGGCCTTGATCTGGTCCAGCTCCTCCGCGGCCTTCTTGTTCTCCTTGGCCCGGGTCTCCCACTTGCGGGAGTTGGTCTTGAGGTCCTCGAACTTGGCGGTCAGCTCGGCGAGCTGCTCCTCCACGCTCTTTGGCGTCTCGTCGGACTTCGTGCCGTCGTTCTTGCCGTTCGGGTCCTCGGCGCCGGGGTCAGGCTGGCCGTTCGGATCGGTCGTGGTCTGGCGCATGGTTGTTGTCTCCCGTAGCGGGACAGGCCCCGTTGCGGGGCAAGGGAAATCAGGTGATGTAGCCGAACCGCTTGAGGAGCCGAATGGCGTCCTCGCGGTCCTCTGCGATCTGGTAGATCGACTCGGGCATGAGGCGGGGCGTCGCGGCGCGCGTGCGCCAGATGGGCTGCCCGTTGCTCTGCTCGCGGGACTGGGTGGAGCCGGATGCCTTGATGAGGCGGGCGCCGGCCAGGCCGCGCTTGGTCGTTCCCTCAGAGGTGATGTAAACGGGCTGGCCGTAGACGTCCGTGCGGACGATGCGGCCCCGTTCGGCTCCGCCTCGGAGGATCTTCTGCTCTTCGGCTGTCAAACGGCCGGGAGCGGAGAGGCCCATGGCGCCACGGCGGGCGTTGACGACCTGGGCGATGTCGGCTCCGTCGCGGATGGCCTGAGCGCCCGCCTTCGTGAACTGGCGGTTCTGCTCGGCCTCCGTGAGGGAGTTGAAGTGGGTCTTGGGATCGGTTTGAGCGGTCAGTCCCGGCGTGTCCTCGGCGGCGGGGATGTTGCGGCACTTGCACATCGGGTGCCGGTCGAATCCGTCGCTCCAGCGGTACCAGCGGCCCGCAAGGATTACGCATCGGGAGCAGGCTTTCGCCTCTACCAGGCGCACCCATCCGGTCCGTGGCCGTGCGGCGATGGAAAGACCGGTGGCACTGCGCCCGGCGTCCTGGACTTGCGTCCCGACGATCCGGGTGAGCTGGGCGAGTCCAGCGGCCATCGATTCACTGGCGGTGGCGCCTCCAGCCTGAGCGACGCTCGCGGTGATGAGCGGCTGAAGGAGAAGCGAGTCGAGAGGCAATCCGTCCGATGCGACACCTGCCAGGGATGCCGGGATGATGGCTCCGTCGGCGTCCACGGCGATACCTGCCTCTGCGAGGACGAGGTCCGTGTAAACGTCTGCGGCCATGGCGGCGAGTTCCTGGGATCGCGCGACGGACAGGAAGATCTGATCGCCGACCTGGTCACGGACCCAGCTCTCGGAGAGCCGGGTCGGATCCAGGCCGCTCCAGATGTCCTGGGCGGCCTGGACGGCGGCGGCCATGATCTTTACCTGCTGCTCGTAGGACTCAGCGGCGGCGATCTCCGGCATGGGTCACTCCGCCGGAGGTGCGGTGGTGTCCTGGCCGGAGTCGTTCTCGGGGGTGTTGTTGTCCCCGGGGTTTCCGGTCACGTTCTGCCGGTAGGCGTTGATCTGTCGTGCGAGGACGTCGGTGGCGGCGAGTTGACGCTCTCGCATCGATCGGAGTTCGTCGATGCGGGTCTGGGAGTAGCCCATCTCTTCCCAGGCAGCCTCAACGGGGAGGATCTGAGCCTGGACGAGCTTTACGGCGGCGTCGGCCTGCTGGGCGCGCGTCGGGGTCGCCGGGTCGCGCCAGATGGTCTCCAGCTCCTGGAGATCGTCGTCCCAATCGCCTGTCTGGATGCGCTTGACGATGCGCATCGCCTCTTCCCACGCGCCGCCCCAAGCACGCTGGCGGCGCTCGGCCCGCTTGACGATGCGGGCCTCGTCGGCGCGGATGCCCTCGGCACTCGGCGGGTTTGCCGTGTTCTGGCCGAAGAAACGGAGCGGCAGGCCGGTGACGCTGGAGACCATCGCGGCGTAGTGGTCAACAATGGTCTTGAAGTTGCCGAGATCCGCCGCGGTGAACTGGTGGAGCTTCGCGTCCGGGTTCTCCAGTGCCCAGATGGCACCGAAGTAGGCGGCCCACTTTGGAAGGACCTTGCCGTCGGGGCCGACGAAGTCCTTCTCCTCGGCGCCGAGTACGGCGCGCTGCGGTACAGACAGGGCCTCGGTGGCCAGCTGTGCCAGTGTGAGCGCGCGAGCTGCGGCGTCCGTGAGGTCGATGACGTCCTGGAGTTCAGAGACGCCGTAGCGGTCTCCGGTCCGTGCGCGGTTTACCAGCGGGACAACCGGGACACGTCCCAGGAGGTGCTCGTCGCGGTCGACCTCAACCCAGCCCCGCTCTGAGCCGGTCCAGCGCTTCTCCGCCCAGACAGTGACCTTCGGCATGTAGAGCGTGGCCTTGTCGACCACGTGGCCGTTCTCGTCCTTGTCGCGGTAGAGCCGGAGCGCGACCGTGACCCTGCGGGTCTTCGGCGAGACCTCCGCCGTCATCTCCAGTGGCGACTCGACGGTGATGAGCGGCGTGCTCTCATCGTCCTCATTGGAGCCGACACAGATGTAGGAGCGGCCGTAGATGATCGCGTCGAGGTGAGCGAGCTGGCTCTCCTCGTCGAGATTGTTGGCCTGCCAGACATGCCATAGGTTCTTGTCGCGTTCGTGCTTGCCAGGGAGCCGGAAGCCTTCGAGGTCTATCCGCTCTTCCAGGCTGTCAGCCGTGATGCGGGGCCAGTTGACGCAGACGATGAACTGGCGCAGGTCGGGCGGGATAGCAATACCGAGGTGTTCGAGGTGACGGGTCCCCTCGTAGTAGTCGCCGTATCGAGTGAGCTTCACGGCGTCTCGTCTGAGCTGGGCGGAGAGCCGGTTGATCGTGTCCAGCTCGTACTTGGACAGGGACACGGAGCGTCTCCCTCCCTTCGCGTACGGGCCGCCGAGAGATCTCGGTGGCGAAGTGGTGACGCCAGTGCGTCAAGGGGGAATTGACGGTCAACTGAGGACCAGGACGCGCCTGGACCTCGCCTTCCCCCAGCCACTCGCGAGCGCGTCAGAGGCGGCCTCGTGGGCAAGCGCGGAAGCCATCGCTACGTCGATCTTCTGGTGGTCGGTCGGCTTCGTGAGGACGTACTTCTGGCCAGGGACAGCCTTCTTGCGCGCGTTCGCCACGTGGATCTCAGCGATCTTGCAGGCGTCATGCGTGAGCCGGCCGGAGGCCAGGTCCACTTCGAACCGGCGGAGCGAGTCGTACATGGCGGAGGGCCGGTTGGTCGCCCACTCCATGACGTGCTTCTCGCCGTACTTGAGCGACCACTCGCCGATCTCGGAGTACCAGTCGTGAGGGTCCGCGTAGAGGCGGCCGACGTTGAAGCGTGTAAACAACTCGTCGATGGCGGCATGGACTTCTTCGCGCGGGATCGAGCCGCCCCACTCGGCCGGGTTCCAGACCGTCGGCCGGTCGTCCGGGCCGTAGGTCGGCGTGAATTGCCAGCCGTCAGAAGTCTCGGCGCGGAGAGCCGTCCAGTCGTTGTTTTCGGAGCCGTCAAAGCCGAGGCAGACGAAAGCTCCGTCTACTGGGGATCTCTGCGCGTCCTCTGTCTCATCCCAGCGTCCCTCCGGGAGCCAAGTACCGGCGGCGTAGACGAGCCGGTTGCCGAAGAATCGCTCCGCCTGCTGGGGATCGACGCGGAGCAGCTCGGCGGCCTCGCCCTCGATGTCGTCGAGGTTGACCCAGGGGGACCCGGCGTAGACGGCGCGGAGGATGCGGCGCCGCTCTGCCTTGTTGCGGAAGGAAAGTGCGACGGGGGCCTGGGGGAAGTCGATGAAGATGTCCTCCATGCCGGACTCGTAGGTCCGCTGTGCCACGGAGTTCTCGGTGGGGTCCCACGCGTTCGTGGTCTCCCAGGCCCGACCACCCATGCCGGCCAAGCCGCGGCGCTGCGTCTCGGCCACCTTGACCATTCCAGTCGAGGGGACCCAGATGCCGGTCTCGTCCTGGGGAACGAACGTGACGCGGGCGCCGAGGCGTGAACGGGCGTTGCTCGTGACGGTGTCGATGCGTCCGTCATTCGGGAGGCGGATGAATTCTTCGCCGGTCTTGCGGATGATCTCGGCGAGCGGGCCGCCCTCGATCATCGGCCGGAGCGCGGCGTAGATGTTGGCCGTCTGCTCTTCCGACGTCGCGGTGATCTGGATGAGCGGCGTGGGCCAGTGCGTCCCCATGGGCTCGCCGGGCTCGTAGAAGTAGAGGAAGCCGCACCCACAGCCCCAGTCGCGGCAGTCATAGACCTCGTCGCCGGTTGCCCAGCCGTCGAGGAGCACGGGGCCGACGCCCTCAGCACAGACCACTGCGGACGTGAAGGGTCCCTTGCCGGTCTTCTGTGGACGGACGGTCTGCGACCGGCGATGGACGAACGCTGAGGCGTACTGATTGGCTCGGACGCCCTGTGCGGTTGGCTTGACGCGGTAGTGATTGAGGATGTTCCAGGCCTGCCAGCCTGACAGGATGAACGGGTCGCCCTTGGAGAAGCCGTCCGGGATGACGCAGTGGGCCTCGATCCAGTCGATGATCAGAAAGCCGAGCGTGGAGAAGTCGATGGGCGGAAACTCTGGCTGGGAGGCCATCGTGTAAACGGCCTCCCTTCTGGACTATGCGTCCTGAGGAGGCGAGACGACCTTGAATCGTTCGCGCGCCGAAGGACGGCTCCGTGCGGGCCGTGCGGCTGGAGACTGTCGGGTGAAAGAAGCCGTTGTGGCAGAAGGAGAGTCGGCGATCTTCCAGCGGAACCGGGCCAGTCCGACGAGCGAGAGGCCGAGGTTCTCCTGGAGCTGCTTGACGAGGTTCCGCAGGTTCGCGGCTGCGCCGGGCAGTTCGGCCTCGGCGAGGGAACGGACGTACAGCGCCACCTCGACCTCCATACCGTTCTTTTCCCACTGAGTGGCCTGGGGCGTGGTCCAGGCTCGTTCCCAGTGAAGGAGTTCCGCGGGGGATGCCGGGATGGAGAGTGGCCAGGTCGGTATCGGGCCGGTCCGCTCGGTGAGGATGACCCAGTCACCCTCGCGGTCGCGGCGAAGCGCGTTCAGATCAGGGGCCGGGCCAGATCGGCCACGGGCACCACCAGAGGACATGGTCACCTCCTAGTAAATGTGGATGTCGTTGGCGCGGATGGGAAGCCACGCCCGGCCGTTCCATACCCAGACGTCAGGGGATCGCCAGGTTTCGCCATTCCACATGTAGACCGGCTTGGCGTTGGGGTCGTCCAGCGTGAGCGCGCCGACGCCAGAGAACGTGAGCGGGTTCGGAGACCCGAAGTAGCCGGAGGAGACATGGGCGATGTCCAGTGGCCCGGATCCGGACAGAGACACGGATCCGGAGGTGGCGGGTGAGCCGAGGAGGGCGAGCGAGCCGGCGGCCCCGACGGGAATGGTGGTGTTTACATGAGGCAGAGCGGAGGACAACGCCAGGGATCCGGAGCCGGACAGCGCGACGCTCGGCGCCGTGGTGCCGAGAACCTCGACGGCCACCATGGACCACTGCTGTCCGGTCGGCGCGACGAGTCCGGTTGTCTTTGTCCCGAGCGCCCCGACGTTCGGGTAAACGCCGAAGTAGTCGGTCTGGGAAGCGCCGGAGTAGTAGTAGACCTCGGTTACCGGGCCCGCTGCTGTATTCCACGCCCGCGACGAGCCCGGTAGGGCGTTCCAGTCGGTAGTCGCGACGACGAGGGCTGAGTTCTCCTGCGTGGTCGGGACGCCCAAGGTCGGCAGCCACATGTCGTTCGCCTTCGCCGACGCGCCGATCCCGTCAGAGTTCCGGAACCGGAGGACCTTGAAGCTCACGTTGTTGTCGCCGGGGTTGCCACCTGCCGCTGTCATGGAGACCGTGAACGTATGGCTGGACGGCACCGACGATGTCCACACGACGGCTCTGCCGTAGTGCTCAATCGGGCCGACCTGCTCACGTGGCGTCCAGTTCACGCCCGATCCGCCGGTCGGCGTCGAGATCGTCCTGTTGGCGTCTCCGCTGGTCGCGACGAGGACCAGGACGTCGCCGGAGTCCGCCGTAACGGAGGTCGTGAGCGTGGTTGCGCTGGAGTACGCCCCGGGGCCGTAAGCGGCGACGAAGGTGGGCGGTTGAATTGCCAACAGAAGCCCTCCTCTCCGGTCCTGAACCTGGGCGTCAGTTCTGGGTGTAGGTCAGGGTGATCGTGTAGGTGCCGTTGGCCGAGTACGCCTGGGCCGTGACAGTGCCGCCGTCGAGGTAGTTGCCACCGGACGCGGCGTCCCACAGACCGATGCCGCCGACGGTCGCGCCGGACGGGATGTCGAGGGTGACGGTCGCCGTGATGACCCCATCGACCGTGCCGGGCGTCCATATGACGCTCTTCCGCGTCCCGGATATTTCGCCTGTTCCGGTGTTGCCTGGGTCTGTGGAGTGAGCGGCGACGTGAGTAGCTGCGTTGCCGTATGCGAGAGCCAGGTTCTCCCGCTGCTTCGCCGTGTCGATGGGCATGGGGCTCCTCGTGTTCGGGACCGAGAAATCTTGGTGAGACGGTCAGACGGAGGTGTCGATCCAGACGGTCCCGACGGCCGGCGACTCGGGTGGCGTCTTCCCGAGGTGGAGCTGGGATCGGAGGACGACGTCCTTGCGGAATGCCACACCGATCTCTTCAAGGTCAGGGCTCCCTCCGTCGGGGATCTCCTGGCGGGCGACGAGGCCCTGGCCGGAGTAGTCCCAGCGGGCCTCGACGGAGTCCGGGACGATCTCACCGATGTTGAACGCGCGGAACTGGCCGTGCCAGATTGGAGCGAGGGCGACCCACACGAGGGCCAT